GGCGAACTTTCCATACTGTGTAGGTCCCACCAACATCTGGTACAAAAACGTGTGTCCACGGTCTCCAGGGTTGGTAGCGAACATAACATGTGTTCTAACGCCCGATGCGGCCATTTTTTTGCTAGTACGAAGACGACCGGAGATCATCAACATTTGGTACGGCGTGAACTGCGTAGCCTCATCAAAACCAATAAAGTCATACTCAGCAGACATGAACTGCCCAACATCTTCATCGCGGGCGCAGTAACCGTATTCAATAATGCTTCCATTGTCGTACCACCAAGCTTTAACGTTGTCTACGGAACGCAGTGTGGCGTCGACTTCGATCTGTGCGTAGCGTACCTGGGTACGAATAATAAGAGATCGTCTTAGTTCCGGTAGCGATGTTCTAATAAGTAGACTTCTGTGACCTGGAAACCTTTTACTGAGCTCGTGTACGTGGTAGGCAAGGAGTTCAGATTTTCCACCACCGGCAGCACCACCGTATAGGAGCCAGTCGACTTTGCTGAGGAGTAGGTTTGCGCGCATCTGACGTTCGTTGCCGTTAAGCGACCACGCCGAAAGATCTTCTTCAAGAAGCTCAAGATACTCATCTTGCTCGTTAGTGCTGAGCTGATTAAACTCATCGTCGGATAATAGATGGCTCATGCATCACCGGCGACAGCCCTCAAACCACCCTCAACGCGGCGCTTTGCCTCAAGGCGCAGTTCTTCCAATCGACTCTGACGTCCTTCTGGGGTATCCGACTGTGTTCCGGAGATTGTTGTTGCCTGGTTCATTTCAAGGCGCAGAATGTCATGCCAGACCTTTGCGATCTTTGTAGCTTCTTCTGCTGTTTTGATCTCCCATTCGCCGCCAAGAACGCGAAGAGCGTGGTCCATCATAATAGCGATAGATACTTTAGGAAGATCTTCTCTAGAGATATCTTCGCTTAGCTTAGTTAGACCAAGCTTCTTCAGCTGTTCCTGTGCGGTAATGATCTCTTTTGAGTAACCTTGACGAACCACTTGGGACTTCTCTTTGTTTTCACGACGAGCTTTAGCAGACTTACGTGCGTTTTCTGCTGCATTCTCTGGTGTAAAAGCATAGGGAATGATGTTTGCTAACTTCTTCTCCCGTAGTTCGTCTTCGGTCATTGTTTCACCTGGTCGTAGATATTTTTCCAAATTTGCATGGACAACTCTGCAACGCCCTGAATAGCTGCATTTTCTTCCGGACTTAGGGTTCCGGCATCGAATGCGATCTTACCCAGGTTCATTACATATGAACACCCCATAAAGATAGCAGATGCAATGTGTTCAGGTAATGGATCAGGCCACCCGGCAGCCAAAACGCCAGCAAGTGCTTTAGCTGTAATTTCAGTATCCGGTGCTGCTTTAGTGGATCCAAGAAGCAATTTTGTTTGTTTAGGGGTTGTGTATTCAGTTGTCATCTTCGAAACCGTCGATTTCCATAATTTCGGGCTGGAATGGGACTCCCAGCTTTGTTGCCATTGCTTCAATCTCTGGCCACAAGAAGTTGTATGCGGCGATAACAACGTTGCCTGTTGAGCTCCATCTGTCGTTATAAATTTCCTCAAGTTCGCTTTCAGAAATGAGTCCGTCGTCTGCGTAGTCGGCAAGCTCGAACCACTCGATTGCTTTGTTACCCGCGTCGACGGCCCGTTGTAGGAACTCCTCCCATACGAGCTGTCGGTGGTACGTATCTTCATCGAACGGTTCTGGCGAATGGTTTCCCTTTGCCATGGTGATAATCCTCCATACATCCCGGCAGTATCTTCTACTGACGGAAAACTTAATGCGTATTCTAGGCAGTCAACTTTGACTGGACATTCATTACAAATTGCACGTGCGTGTGCAAAAAAGTCTTTACCTTGTGGTTCAGAAGGGAACCAAAGATCAGGCCCGTGTCCTTTACAAGCGGCGTCTTGTTTGAAAACATCAGAACGGCTCTTCATCTTCAAACATGCTCGATTGTGGGGCAGAGGGTTTTGAGAAGCTTGGGCGGTCGGCATTGGGCAGATCAAAGCGAATGCTCTGCCCACAATCGTCAACCAATACCTCTAAGTTCTGCTTCTTCTCGCCGGTCTTTGTGGTGTACTCGTCCATCTTGTAGCGACCGCTCAAGATGACGCGCTGGCCCTTAGTGAACAGCGAAGCGATGTTCTCGGCAGTTTTACCCCACGCAACACACTTGTGCCATGTGGTTTCCTTCTTTTCGTTGACCTCACGGGTGTCAGCGACACTAAAGCGAACCTTAGCTTTGCCGTTCGTGGTGAAGGACAATTCAGGGTCCGAACCCATATTGCCTACGATGGTGATGTTATTCATTGTTCTCCTAAAGGTGTAGTCCAGTATTCGTCTGGCCAGAAGTATGATGGATGGTATCCTAGCCGGGTGACGAGCTTATCCGCAACATAGAAGCGAATTCCTTTTCGTCTCCACCGCTCGATAGATGTTCGTTCTACCCCAATAACCACTGCAAGATCGCTGTCGTTATACTCAGGACGCCCAAAAAAGCGCTCAATTGGATTAAACGGGAGTACTGGTTGTGGTGCTGCACTCATTGCTTCCTTTCCAAAGCTTTTGAAATAGCTTCCTTTAGATCGAGCAATTCATCGCGTAGCCGCCACGATTCACGCCGGTACTTGAAAAGCTCCTCTTCTAACTCCATACAGCGCTTATGCCAGTAAGGGCCGTCATTTAATGAAGGGTCTGTTTGGTAATGCTTGTGTGTGTAGTCGCCTGCTCGCTCCGTTGCGTTACGGATTGCTCGCTGGACTTCAAATGGATCAGACATCTGCTACCTCCTTGTATCTCTGAATAGCGCCCTGGCATGGGCCGCATTCGCTCTTGTCTTCGAGTACTTCTTGTAAACACTTGACAGCTTCGTACAAATCTGCAGCAATGGTCTCCCAAGCCTTGATTTCCTCGTGGTGGTCATCAATGTGTATGTAATCGTTCTCGATTTCCTTCATGTGGATGTATTCCTCCGGGATGTCATCAACACGGATGTATTCGCCGTAGCCCCTGCTCATCGTGTCCATCCTCTGTTTTCGGCTCTCCAATTTGTCTCCGAGTGGTTGATTTCCACCCCTAGACGGTGAGAACGGTCGTCGTAGAGACGAATGCCATGAATACACGGATCGTGACCTTCATCAAGCTCTTCCTCTTCATCAGGAGATGCTGGGATCCCGTCGTGTGTAAAACAAAGCGGTGGACCACAGAAACCCTGTTCCCATCCATATTTCATCCATTCTTCCTGTGTCATCGCCAGCAACCATCCTGCATGTCTCGATCCTTTGGATCAGCCTGCGGTTGTTCTCCGTCCCATCTCTCCATGTTTCCTCCTTGTAGTGGGTAGAATCAATCTATACCACCGGATCCGGATTGTCAACCCTTTTCCACAAAATAATTTCTTATCAACAGGTTGTTTCCGCCACACACAGCTGCTAATCTCTTTCAAAGCAATTGATCAAGCCCTTACCGCTGGGAAGCAGGCGAGGCAAGCACGACCTAGACCCTGCACATAAAGCATGAGCGGCAGGAATGGTATTGGTGGCCGGAAACGGGGACCGACTCCCCATGCAAAAAACGCCACTGCTGTTAGCCACACAGCTTAAATATGTGATACGTGGAGTGAGACAACAAATTATGGGTGTCGGCTAGAAATCTTGGCTACGGCCACCCTTTGCTTCGAGCAATAAAGCGTGGGGGGAGGCTATAGACCCCACCCGTGGGGAAAACCAACCCACAGAACTCCACAGAATTCACAAGAAAGTCTCCCTTACCTGTGGAAAATCCACAAAACGTGAGATCTTTTCGCTACGCTTGCTGAGAATTGGACTTTTGGTACAGGTTTTACGCAACTTACACCCCTTCCGGAGCAAAAAACTGGCTAGGGAGGCGCTTGAAGGACGCGAAAGGGTCAAAAAATTTACAAACGTACGGGACTGCAATATCAAATTCGCGCATGGGGTCCCCCCTTGGGGTGGTGGGGGGTGGTTTTGTGGATCTGCGGTGCCGGCGGTGTTGGGGGTCTCTGGTCGTGGTGAGTGGTGAGTGACGTGGTAGGTGGTGACGTGGGGTAGGTGACGTGGTGAACCAGCCGTGTCTGTCGGGGTGACGTGGGGTAGGTGGCGTCTGGTGCCTGGTGCCTGGTGAGTGTGGGCCGTTGTGGTGGTGGTGTCCTGTCGTGGTGGCCCATCGAGTTCTAGCTACGACGTCCAGGCCGCGCTGCCGGCGGTGAGTGTGTGGGGCGGGGTGGCTACTTGCGCTCTCTCTCGCTCTCACGGTGGGCGATTAGTTCCGCCTTGCGGAGTGTGGCATTGCCCCCAGAACAGCAGAAGACCCCCACCAACTAGGGCAGGGGTCTCTACGGAGCGTCTAGAACGCTACTGAGCCGATAGGGGCTACCTATCCAGCGCACCACCAAAGGCACTAGGCAATTCTTCAGCGTTCAGAGCGTTCAGAACATTCACAAGGTCATCGTTCATCACTTTGCAAAGCGAAACAAACAAGGCGACATCCTGAGCACTTAGGTTCTTGTCTCGTTCTATGCGTTCAGCAATCTGAGAGAGCGTGTAGGAGTAATCCCAAAGCGCACCGAGCGCAAGAGCAGACCTAGACACGGGTGGTCTAGGCGTGCCGTGTGGCGGTGTTGGGTCTGGGTCGTGGTAAGTGGTCATCGGTTGCCCCTTTCAGGCGGTGTGGCGGAAGTGCCACAAGTGA